TTTTCTTATCACTGGTGGTGATCGTGCCGGTCCAGTAATATTTTCTTGTGTTACTTTTGATTGCCTGCATAAAGGCATCCGATACTGGATACACAGCACCACCTCCATTAAAATTCGTTCAAGGTAAAGCTCACTGTCCACAGTCCCTTATAGGACGTGTCCTTTTTGAGTTTCGCCTTAAATCCGCTGATATACATTTCTGTTTCTTTTTGAGATAAATTCTCGGTATCAAAATACTGAACCGTCAGCTTTGGCTGCTTGGAATAGGCCGTCAGCTGCTTCAGCCATTTCGGGGATACAGAGAAAGAGACGGATATCTTTACGACACCCGTTCTTACGACATCCCTCTGCGTAGTACCTGCTTCAGTTTCACCACTGGAATCCACCTCTACATCGGAAAGATCGAGATCGTATGAATCCGGCAGCGGAAGGTCCGCACCATTGAAATTCAAATATTGCATAAATGCCATCGTTACCGACCTCCGCTTCTAAGATTTGCCCTCTGCTGGGCATTGACAATGACCTCATCCAACATTGTTCCACCAAGGTATACTGGAATTACGATGTCTCCTGACTGACCAGTCACACCAGCGAGGCCTTCACGAATTGCTGAAGTGATACCAGAGAGGGTATCGGCTGTTCCAGCAGATGTAGTGGCTGTGGCAGTTTCCATTCTTCCAATCTGCGGGTTGATCACCATGCTAGTCGCAACACCATTCATTGCCTTTGCCACAAGGCTCTTGCTCTCTTCAATTCCACGAGCGAGTCCAGCCATGAAGTCTGGCATCCAGGATTCATAATCCGTGAGTGGTCCTTCATCCGGTACGGAGAAGTGCAG